GGCTCGCGCTCAGCACCCGCCACCGCACGTTACTCGCGTCGATGATGATATCGTCGACCTGCACGCCACGGGAACCGGCTTGGGTGGCATTGAGACTGAATCCCTTCTCGTCGCCCACGATGTCGATTCCAGCCGCGTTGAGTCTCTGTCTGTTGGCCACCCCACCCACCACGTTATCGACGGTTACCGACGTAGCGCCATCCGGACGGATCTGCCTCAATGTGACAGTCTCGCCGTTGTCCCAGAGGGTGTAGTCGCCGCCGATGTCCAACGTCATGTCGTGGCCTCGCCCAACTCTTCAAACGCCCCGACCGCAGCCGCCTGGAGCGTGTTCAGGCTGGCGATCTGGCCGAGGATCGCAGTACGGTAGCCGTTCCAATCGACCTGCTGCCCGTCGATGTTATACGACGGCTTGGGGTTGGCTGACTCGGTCGCCAACGCCGTCAAGAGGTTGCTGCGAATCGTCGCGATTTGCTCGGCGTCGGTCGCCATTAGACGGCCTCAATTTCCAGCTTCTTGCGGGTCAACACAACGCCGCCATTGCCGTTCCCGTTGTACGCCCTGATTGCGTCCTCGATGGTCTCGGCCTCGACGATCCGCCAGTCGCCACCAGACCCGAGGGGACGCATCCGATAACGTGGCAACTGCACGCCGGGGGGAGTCTCTTCCAACACTGCCACAGTCTCGACGCTCTCGGTCACCTGCTCGACAGGTTCAACCACTTCCGCTTTGTTCTTCGCCACGTCTCATGCTCCAAAAAAGAACCCCCGCCAGCTTGTGGCCGACGGGGGCGTATTGTGTCGGCCTCATCAGCCTACTAGGCAGTACACTTCACCATCGCACGCGGTTCGATCGTGGCAAACGCGCCACGCTCAGACGCTTTGAACCGCATCACAACGTCTTGCGTGAATTCCGCCTCGTTGTTGGCGGGAGCCTGCACGACGGTGAGGGGCCAGTTCTGCATGTAGCGGAAGGCTCGCCGAGGATCGCCGAGGAACCAACTGGTATCCGTGTTCATTCGGGCCGCCAGTTGATTGGTCGATACGATGGTGTAGTTCGTGATCGGGTTGGCGGTCTTGGTGTCCGTGGGATTGCCAGTGGTGGCGTATCCTGGCGTCGTCACCGTGATCTCCGTCGCATTGATGACCCGACGGGCAGTGTAGAGCAACTGCCGAGTACAGATCAGATGCGACGGATTCAGGAGGATCGGCTCACCGGTTTCCGGGTCGAGCATCCCCGAGAACAACTGTTCGGCCGCGTCGATGTCGGTCCAGTCGACCAACGCATTCGACGCTGCAAGATTGTCCCACGTATGCGTACCTGAGTTGTCCCCGTACGTTGCGATCGTGGTATCCCGGTAGCGGTAGCGGTGGTCGGTGACGTTTTCATCGATCACGCAATCGATGGCCCGCTTCTCTTTGTTCAGGCCGAGGGCCTCACCGACTCGCCGACACCGATCCTCCAGCACGCCGGTACGGTCGAAGAAGATGGCTTCCTTCGTGACCTCGACGATCAGCCCCCGTTTGGTGGTCGTGGGCGTGTCGATGTAGGTCTGGCTCACACCCGCCTTCGGGTAGGGCTGGCCTTCGTCGACGATCATGGCTTCATCACCGATGCCGCTGATGCCGGGGATACGCTCGCCGTTGAACTGCGTATTCACCACGGGAATGATTCCGGTGAACACAAAGGCTTCCTGCTCGTACGCCTCCATCACGGCATTGTACAGGATCTGCCCGCTGATCTTCGCGAACTGACTGGACGCTACAACAGAGGCAGTTTCCCGCAGTTCGGTCGACCCGTTCTCACCCGGGGCGTATATCCCGACGATCTCACGACCATCAGGGACGAAGTTCTCGAACAGCTTGCGAATCGAGAAGTCGCCGAAGCGAATCTCCTTCTTCCGCAGTGCTTCCGACAGATCGGCATTGAACCGATCCACTTGGCCATCGCGTTGGGCAGCTTCAAACAGCCGTCGCAGTTGAGATACGTTGATCATGCTTAGCGCTCCTGACTGCAGACGACATAGTCTACGTTGAGGGTCTCAAGATTGGCTCCACCGTTCTTGACGCCCAGGCCGATTTGCATCTCGGTCGCCGACGTGAAGATGTAATCGTGCTGAGCCACAGCCACGCCATCGACGAAGAACGACACATAGGCGTTGGTGGCCGAATACGGCATGTACTCAATCCGCAGAGTCTGGTACGCCGCACCGCCAGCAGTCACAGCCCGCTTCGCCAGATTGTTGACGTTCGCCGCTGTGAGTTCGTTGGTGGTCTGCGTGGTGGAGTTGCTGGTCTCGGTCTGCCAGACAGTCCCGCCGTCAGTCTTGACGAACACCGCTCCGCTGTACGAAGCGGGCGGACCAGCTCCGTTGTCCTGCAACGAGTTTGCGCCCACTGCATCCAACAGCCCCACGAGAATGTTGGCATCGTCGGTGTTGGCCTCGGTGAACTGAACTCGGGCTTCGAATAAGAGCGGCTTGTCAGCCGCGAACTTGAAGACCTCATTCGCCGATTCGACGTAGGCTTCGTCATTGTCCGCCACGGTGCCGTCAGACGCCACGAGGGCAATAATCCCACCCGCCGCATCCCCGACACTCGCCGTACCGGAATCGGTGAGGGTGGTCACCCAGTCCGCTGAGTCGACGTCGCGGAGAAAGTCGTCTTGAATCGTGAATTGGTTGCGGAGTCGCAGCAACTCCGGCAGCCCATCGGTTCGAACCGCCATTGCGGCCTCCTTTAGTTGGAACGAATGGCAGCCAGAAACTGCCGGGAATCACTGGGATACGACACCGCCGCAGCCACCGGGGGAGAGACGGCCGGACGCCCCGCCCGTTGCGTCACCGGCCACGATTCGAGCAACGCCGCCCGCTTGCCAGCGTCGACAGTCAAGAGGGCCTTGAGTCGCTCAGGGGTGACCTCTCGGCCAGACGACTCCAACAGCTTGCGGGCGTCGTGATCGGCCTTGACCACCGCGAACCCCTCAATGAGGGCGTCCAGCTTGCTCATGATCGGGGTCAACGATTCGGCCACCGCCTTCTTCACGTCGGGCATTTCCTGCTCTTCCATCTCGGGCTCTGGCATCTCGCCAGTGGGGGCCGCGTCGGCCTGCAGCATCTCCTGCGCCTTGAGGATCGCCGCGATACGCTTCATTTTGCTGGCTCGGTCACCGTCACCGGCCAGCACTTCGGACACCATCGCGCCGAAGTAGTCTTGGCCCTCGGGAATCAGCTTGTCGGCGTATCCGCCCATGCCTTCCGCCTCAAGGGCTTTCTGTTCGCCCGCCTCCATCGCACCTTCGCGGATGGTCTTCATTCGCGTCTCGCTTTCAAAAAGCCCCGCATTAGTCGCGGGAGTCTGGACTAGGTCAATCGAGTGAACCCGCTCGACGGTCTCCACAATCACCCGCTGGCCATCCATGCGGACGGTTCCCTCGGCGTGATGCGACAGGCCGATACGGTTCGGGTTGCGTTCTGCCGCCTCGGCAACGAGTTCGGCCTGCGGATGCGACTTGAGGTAATGCAAGTCCCCGTACACCGCCCCCTGCTCCTGCCGGACGTTGCGGATCCAGCCGAACGCCTCGGCGAGTGGTCGGTCTTTGCGCTCGGTGGCTGGATGGTCCACATTGACGGGAGCACCCTCGTACAGTCGGGCAGCCTCTGCCATCGCACGCGGGCTGTAACGCCTGCCGTTGCGGCTGTCTTGCCCAAGGATACGTACCCCCTCGATCAAACCGGCTTCACGGTCGACACGTCGGGGGGCGATGGTGGTCTGTTCGGTGAGTCGCATGAATCGATTGTCACCGACTGCAACTCCCCCGCAATATCCACCCTAGGAAAATGGGGCGTTCATACAAAATCGACCCTGGTTAAAATTTTTACCAGGGTCATGGAACCCGAATCTTCCGGGCTGCGGGCTCGGCCTTGGTCTCCAAATAGCACCGGCAATTCGGGTGCGCCGGCGGCCCGCCGTTCTTCACTACCTCCGCGCTTGCACGCACACCGCCCGGGGCGACGAGGTTATCCAACACCAGCCCCCACAAGTCCGGAACCTTCCCATGTAGGGGCCGACAGACGGGGCAGA